CCATGACCTGCTAAATCAATAACAGTGGCATACATTCTAAGTCTGCCTGTAGCTGGAGCAGCACCTGCAATCTTAGCATCAATAGTATCTGTAGTAGTTACAAATTGAGTGTAAGTTGAAGCTCCACTTCCAACAATAGTGTTAGTTTGACCATTACTACCTGCTGCACAAAAACCTGTAGAGGTTATATCTGCACCATCAATAATGTCATCTCCTGCTGCAAAGTCCATATCAAGAGTACAACTGCCTGTGAATGCTTTCATCACTTCTGCACCTGCATTTATGACTAGAGTATTCGCAGGTATTTCTAACACCTGAAAGATGTCTCCGTCTGAGAAACTACCACCTGCTGCTACTAATGCATCAATATCAAGATAAGCCTCAATATTTCTCATTACATTAGTATTCTTAGCTGATGGCATAGCCACGATAGAGTCAGAAAAGATACCTGTGGTATCCTTTGAGGTTAAATCAAAAGTTGCCATTTATATCTCCCTTATCCTACGTTATACTTGGCAGTAACGATTGCTTCAGGTCGAAGAATCTTTCTACCATACATATGCATACCACGAACAATATCAGCAAAAGAATCAGGGTCTCTATAAGTCTCTGTCTTGTTGATTTGCTCTGCAGTCGCTACTGAAGAACTATGTCCTCCAACGATAACACCATAGTTTGAGTTTTGGTTAGCAGTTCCAGATGTTCCCGGACCTGTACCCACTGCAGGTAAATTATTGGACATATACACGTCAAAGCCATGTATCTTTCCAACAGATAAACCTGATCTCAATCCACCTGATTCACCGAAGTCACCATTTAGAAGACGTGAATCTTCATCCTTTAGAACTTCAATAAATGTTGGGTGTAGAACAAGCCATCTACCATCAGTGTCTACAAACTGTGTATCTAACAATCTGCCCATTCTTGCTATAACCTGTAAAGGAGTAGCAGTAGCAGTTGCTTGTGCAGTTGCACCACCTAGTCTTGGAGCTATTGGGATAGAGTGGTCACCTGCACTAGAAGTAGTGATGTTACCAAAGCTATCTTTTCTTAGCTTCATGCTTGTCAACAATTCATCTGAACCTGCAGTTGACACTGCCTTAGTTCCGTTAACTGTTGAGTTAGCTGAACTTGCTACAGCATTGTTAGATGCTTGTGCAAATCCTGATAGGTAACCAAGAACGTCTTGGTCATAGTTGTCTTTAAGTCTGTAACCTGCTCTGTCACTTGCTAGTTGAGAGAAGTTTACGTGACTGTGAGCCTCTTCAATATCGTCTATCTTGAAAGCAAAGTAATTCGCTTTGTCAATAGTCAATGTGAAGTCCTCATCATCAAGGTCTTGAGGTTGTACGTTTGCACCTCTAGCATATTCCTTGACAGTGATCTCTGGCTCTTTGATAATTTTTACAGAATCACCCATGTTGGATATCTCTCCAAAATAATCGGAGTTAGTGATATTTTCAACAACGGAAGTTTTTCTGAAGGCTAACTGAACCTGCTTAGAGTAAATAACTGGGGAGAAATTACCATTAGGCAGATTACCATAACCTGCTGCAGTTTTAAATGCCATTTTTATCTCCATTGAAATAAACAAATGTATACATAAAGTATACGACAGTTTTACTCGTCATCGGCTAATAGTTGTGAGGTGTATGCTTAATAGCTACTTAAACATAGGCTCATACCATCAGGTAGGCTTTCAAGTGTAGTATAGTATGTGAGTTGTCCACGTGGAGAGGTCACATTTTTAGTTACCTATAGTTATACCTATAAATAACACTTTGTCAACTAATTATCTAGCAGAACCAGATACATCGTAGACAAAATTACCTGATCGGATAGATTCCATGATTGTATCTGCATTCTTTTCGTATTCATCTGCAGACATTTTCTGTACTTCCGACTCTAAAATCTTATTGGTATTTCCTTCAGGATCAGGAACAGACCTAGTATTTTTTGCTTTAACTTCCGAAGCAGCACTCTTACTACTCTTTTTCGTGTCTTTCTTGCCAATGCCTCTATCTGATTTATATAGATCAATAGCTCTAGCTGCTGATCTTGCATCGTTGTCGTTTTCATAAAGTGCCTCTTGTACCCATTTCGGTTGTTCGTCTGCCCATTCGTGAAAGTCATCACTATCTCTTATATCTGCAAAATCAGGATGTATCTTCAGTAATTCTACTTCTGCACGTTCCTTTGTAGTTCTTGCATTTAATTCATCAATCTCTTTGATTCTTTTTTCTAAAGCATCAGATTGTTCTTTTGCTTTCTTGATAGCGATTGTTTCTACTATTCCTGCTACATCAGGATATTCTTTTGTCCAATTTTCTATCTCGGCTTCTGTCTTAGGTAACTTTATCTCTTTCTTAGTTGCCTTTTCTAGTTGCCCTTTTAACTCGTCAAGTTGTTTTTGGAACTCTCTTTCTTTTTCTTGAGAGTGTCTACGTAGGTCTCCGTAACGCTTTTTGAAAGTTCTTTCTTCAGCGTTCTTCGGTTTTTCCTCATCCTCTGCTTTCTCTTCTGTAACAGGTTCTTCAGCTTCACCTTCAACTTGTTTCTTTAGTTCTTCAAGCTCCTGCTCATCTTTTTTAATTCTATCTTCATGAGTAGAACGCTTTTCCATAAATGCTTTTTTATTTGGTGTAGCATCTACCACCATTTCTTGTGCTTGTTCTGCCATTGTTTTCTCCTAGGGTTATCGTAGCCATATCGTTGGGGGATAAGTAGCTAGTATGTGGATTATTTACGTGAAGCTAATCCACCTCGCTTCATATACTTTTTCTTTAATTTACCTGATGTTTTGCGTTTAGTTATAAGAGAACCTTTAGCGACCTCTTCACCTCCCATAGTTCCAGAGTCATCTGAGCCATAACCTCCTCCACTATCAGGTTCACTTCCTCCTGAATCATCCGATACATTACTAAAGTTAGGAGAAGAAGGTGCTGATCCACCACCAAAAGTTTCATCAACATTAAATCCTGCTTCTGCAGCAGCTTGTGCTTTATCTCTATCAGATACAACATCTGACAAATCTTGAGTAACTCCAGAATCAGATGAACTGTCAGAATAATCTTCAAACGCTTGTCTTGCTTTAGCCGATCTCTCTTTCATCTCCATATCTTTTGTCATCATATCTTTTGCTAGTTGTGTAATCTTTGATCTTGACAATACATTAGTTCCTTTAGCCATTAAGTTAGCTTTAACTACACTCATACCATATGTTCTGTTAGCTTTGCTAATAAGGTCATCCGTATTTAGAGGATTATCATTTGAATCTGTTAATACGTTTTTAACCATGTCAGATGATTTATTAAGAGATTCTGCTAAACTATTTCTTTCAATATCATTCATACTAGCTAAATTAAAATTTTGTCCGTATTTATTCACCAGATTATCTTTAAATTTACCCATAACCTCTTTTTGAAACTCTAGTGTCACATTATTAATATCTACATTACCTGTTATACCTCTCATAGTTGCACCTTTTAAATCAAATAGGTTCAACTGTCCAAAGGCAATGTCCTTTAATGCAGTATCTAGTTTATCCATATCAAATATAGATTTGTAAGATAGAGGAGCACCTGTTAAATCAACTGCAGATGTTTTACTTCCATCTCCACCATCATCGCCACTTTCTTCTGTAACTCTAGTTGTTTGTGGTTTTACATCTGTAACTTTAGGGTCTACCACTTTTTCTTCTTCAGGGTCTACAAAGGTATAACCTTCAGGTATTGGATATATAGGTTGTCCATCTTTGAATGGTATCTGTAGCTTCATACCTGCTTCGTTAACATATTCACGAAATTCGTCATACTGTCCGGGTCTTCTGCCTATCAATGTCTGAAAGGTAGGTGTTGTTCCCATATTCTGTTGCCCTGTTTGTGCAGATGTTGTTAAAGGTCTGAACCCACCTAGAGGTGCAGGTGCAGGGGGTGGTATGTTAGGTGCTACATAATTAGGTATATTCGTTGCAGATGGTAATGCTTGTCCTGTAAACTGAGAAGGTGTTGTCGTTATACCTGCTCCCGGAGCTACAAATGTTCCTGCTTGTGCCCGTACAACTCCACCTTGATTATACTCCTGTTCGTCTTCCATGTCAAGGTCATCTATAGTAAAAGGCATGTCATCAGGTAAGGTGGCTTCATCACTGTTACCCATCTGACCCATCTCTTCCATACGCTTGAGTCCTGCTTTAGCTTCCTGTCTTAACGTCATCAACTTTTCAAGACCTATGAATCTCACTACGTCTGCAGGAAACACGAACTCTCCTTCACTTAACTGTGCAGGTATGTCATCTCTCACTTCTTCTTGTGTAGAACCCGGTGGAACATCGTTTCCTGATACAGGGTCTACTGTACCACCTTCATCTTTGAGTCCACCTTCTTGAAATAAGTCCATTTGTTTTTTCATGTCTCCACCTTTTGCTAAATTTTTTATAGATACTTTACGCTTAACCTTACCTGTTATGGGGTCAGTTCTTGCTAAAACATCTTGTCTTTCTCGTTCTGAACGAGTCAATCCCATCATGTCAGACGGGGGTGATTTTTGACGCATTTCTTTTTGCACTTTTTCTATGTCAGACTTTGTTGCTTGTCCTGTATCCATAGACATTAATGCTCTTAAATTACGCCTTTCCTCAAATCTTTTTTGTACAAGATTCGCCTCTTTTTCGCCATATACATCTCTGTAGCTTTTATAAGCAGTGTCATATTCATCATCTAATATTTTTTTGTTTTTATAATGACGTTGAATATTTGAAAAGTAAGACCTAAGAACTTGCTCTTTTTTTACGCTTGATAAACCTACACCTGCTCTATCTAAGTTTCTAATCTCTGCTTTAATTATAGAATTTATAGCACCATCACTAAGGTTAGGATTTTCTTCAAATGCTAGTTTAACATAGTTAGATACTTTATCTAATCTATCTCTACCTGATAAACCTGTTAATGCATTTTCAGATTCAAATTCATTAAAAAACCGAAAGTAAGACTGATCCAATAATTCATTATTAGTTTTTATATCTTGTTCATAACCAGAACGTATAAAATTTTGTGTAGCACTACCTCTTGTAAATCCTTCTCTTCCTTGAATAGCATGTTGTATTTCGTGAAGTAACGTGCTTTCTAGTTGATACTCGTATAGTTTATCTATATTTTTAAAATCTTGAGCCTTATTTGCAGCATCAAGTGTAGCATTATATATTCTGTCTGTGTATAAAGTTATCACATCACTAGATGGAGTGTAAGCAGCTAATGCCCTTCCATCTTCATCTGTCCCTTTTCGTAGTACAACAGATACATTTTTCATAGGTTTATAGTTATATCTAGATAATAATTTTCTAACTTTTAAAGGCTCAAAATATTCTTGATATAATCTGTCAAACTTTAATATACTAGAAAGAGCTACAGCATCTCCATCTTTTGCATTTTTTATTATATTAAGACCTTTTAACTCTGCATCTGTAGTATCTATTTCCCATCTAAACTCACCATCTGATCCTTTATACACACCTGTCATTTCAAATAGTTCATCAGGATTATATTTTTTTGTTTTATCTAACTCCCTATACTTTGTAATCTGTTGCTTACCTGTAGGAGTTCTATTTCCTGCCATGCTCATTCTAGTTGTTTTAGGAGCATTTATAAATTCGTCAGGTGGTATAATATTAGGTGCTTCTGTAGTTATTGCTTTTTCTTTATCTAACAGTTTTTTTGTTTGCTCAAGTTGATCTACAGGTTTGGTTGCACCTACAGTTTGTGCTGCTAAATTATCAGGTGGTGGCAGAGTAGAATCTTCAAATAACTTTTTAGCACCTTTGTAGGTATCGGATATAGTTTCACCAACTAGTTTAGCACCTTTTACACCTGTTTTAGCTACACCCCCTAAAGATACTAATTCA